GTGTATATCCAAGATAGTCATTGACTACAGCAAAGAGATGTTGCATATCGCATCAAAAGATTCCAGTATTGACAAACAAGACATTGAAGACTATATCGCCAGAACATCTGCTAAGTTGTTTAACGAAATATCCAAAGACTTGTCTGACATATCAGCGGCCAGTACAGAATCATCCATTATTGATATTATGGATGTCCGGGTAAAAATTTACAGGGACTCTTTAATTAAATATTTACAAAATTATCATACGTTGCAATCGCAACTGATAGAAAGGGGTTCTTGATATGGGGAATGAAAATAAAATCTTCGAGGTCAAAGATATAAACGGTAAATCGTTCTCTATTGACCTTAATAAAATTCATGACATCAATGGAGACATAGGAAACAGCTCAGCTGCCTCTATCTCAGATAACCAAAAAAATAGAGTGCGTAAAGTACATGACATTGAATATTGCGACCAAGAAGGACAAGCAATTGACTCTTTGCAATTACTCAGTGATATGGCGTCCGGCAAGAAAAACATTGTCGCTCTTGATGTCGAAATGGAAGCAACGCATTCTGGTAGAAACCATAACTATTGTATCTATTATGAAGATAGCATGGAAACCGATGCTGAGTCATTTGTTAATCCATTTAAAAAACCAGTGTTGAAAAATCACGATACTTATAGTGAGCCAATGGGAAGAATTTTACAAGCTTGGACAGGCCCGTCTGCCTTAACAGAAGACCGGTCAGTCATTAATCTAAAAGCTCGTATTACTGACCAAGAATCAATTCCTAAGTTCCTGGACGGTCGTTACGGAACGGTTAGTATCGGCGGCACGATGGGAACAGTAACTTGTAACATTTGTGGTAAAAACATCTTGAAAGACGGCAAGTTTAAATTTTGCGGTCACTGGAAAGGCGAAACCTACAAAGACGAAATTTGTTACTGGGGAGCAAAAGACATTGAGTACCACGAGGTATCAACTGTAAACAATCCGGCAGATGATTATGCACAGATTATGAAAGTCACGGTTGTTACAGATAATAATAAAGATAACCAAGATAAGAAGGAGGAAAGCAACATGTCTGATGAATTGAAAAAAGAAAACACTACAGATACTAAAGCTGCTGATGTGAAAACCGCAATCAGTGATATGATTGATAAACTGCTCGGCGAAAAAACAGCCGACGCTGATACAAAAACACCAGAAGCCGAAGTTACCGACAATAAAGACCCAGAAGCTGACCCTATCGTTGAAGATAGCACCGCTACTACTGAAGATGCTACACAGGAAATTGAAACCTTAAAAACTCAACTTGCTGACGCTACTGCAAAATTGGGGGAAGTTGAAGCTGAACTGGCAACAACTAAAGACTCTTTGGAAAAACAAACCAAAGACCTTCAGGACTCTCAAGCAGAAGCAACTGATGCAAAAGACAAATGTATTGCCCTTGCCACTCTTAATAAAGAGCTGATTGCTGACAGTATTATTCATACCGAGGTAACCGCAGGCACTATTAAAGAAGACGCCAAAGATTCTCGCAAAGAAGAATTACTTGGAATGTCCATGAAAGACCTTAATGCTCTAGTAGCAAAAAGTGTTGATTCCGCACCACCACAACGTCAACCGGCACACGTAGATAACCCTACGCTTTCTATTGACGACAAAAAAGACAGTAACGGTTCTGCCGATACTCATAAAACTACCGACGCAGTTAAAACTATTAATAATTTCGCTGACGATATTATTAAAAAGTTGGTAAAATAATAAAGGAGGAAAATAAAAATGGCTTTATTTAGAGGTTATGAAAACCAACAGGGTTCTCGTTCTAATACAGCACTTGTCCGCTCTGGCCATATGTCACCAGCGGAGAAATGGATTCTCGACCCTACTTTCCAGAAACCAGCAATGTCTGGTGTGTTTAAAGATGGCGTTTTGTTTAATTATCAGTACGGCGGCCCCGGTATGGAGGACGTTGTTATTCCAAAAGGACGAGTCGTTGGTGTTGGCGCATCGGTAAAAGATTATGTATCTAAGAAATTCTTAGCATCCATTACCTTACCCGGTCTTGCAAACAATGGGAATACCATTGGTATGGCTCCATACAACTTTACCAAAGACTGGTTCCAAATGGATAGATTCGGTGGTAACCAACCTTCAATCATTACACTTGATTATGTTGAACTGCCTTATATGCCTGGATTCACAGCTAATGCAAACTTTAATGCTTCTGGTGTTCTTGCTGAAGAGCAAACTCTGTCAGTTGATAACAAAATGCCTTGGGGTGCTGTCATCGGTGTATGTGAAAATGGCGATTACTTAAAAGCTACACCATCTGGTCGTTTGACTAAATGGATTGCTGGTACTGACGCTCCTCACTTAATCGTAGGTCAAGTTTTGGCATCTGATTTAAATGCAGAACCAACTGGCTGGTTAAAATGGATGTTATGGGAAGAAAACGCCAGAAAAGAAGACGATGCATTCTTGAATCGTTCAGGCGCTTCGAATATGCCTTCAGACGAAGGATATCCTTTTGACCCAGCTTATCCAGAAGGAAACACTATCTTCCAAAATTACCAAAGTCAATTAATCGATAACCCAACTGGTATTACCGGGTTACACGATGGTTCTGGTAACTATGACGGATTTGGTAAAAATGATACCGAGTATACCGACATGGAAATTGGTACAGTTGCTGCTGGTACAGCTATTGGTACAGTTGTTCAGTTCCAAGCAGTTGATTTCGCTGGTGGTAAATTACCTAACTTACAGTTAGGCGTTACTGTTGCAATTGATGGCGTAGCTGTTGATGCGACCAACGTAGCGATTAATTACACCAAAGGCCTTATCTCTGTAACCCTGGCAGATGCACCTGTTGCAGAAGCAGTTGTTACCGCAAGCTACAAAGCAATGCATTACGGTACACCATCTTGGGCTGACTTCAAAGGTGTTCAAGGCGCAATGTACGTTTTACTTAAAAAATAATAAATTGACTTTAAATTATACTGCCCCGGAATGGGGCAGTAATCAAAAATAGGAGGAATACAACAATGGCTCTAGTGAATATTTTAAACCAGATGGATTCTGCTAACAAAACAATCCAATCTGAATTACAAGATAAACTATCTAAAGGCCTGTCATTGACAGATGCCGAATTAGACCAATATGAATTAACCGAAGACGATACAAAAGTTTTTCAAGCTTTCGGTGATGTATTAGACGGGAAGACGGTACCGGGTTTCCAATTTAAGGATTTCTTGGCTTCTCCCTCGGCGAAGGTATTGATTCCACGAGTAATCATTGGAACAATGCGGCAGTCAGCTGACCCAGTTTATCTGGCGTCCAAGTTTTATAAAAAGATTCGTCTGAAAAACGGTCAAGCGGTAATGTTCCCATCTATCGGTGTTATGCGAGCGCATGACGTTGCCGAAGGTCAGGAAATTCCGGAAGAAACTGTAGACTGGCAATTACACAAAAATTCTCTTATCAGCGTAGGTAAGAGTGGGGTAAGAATCCAATACTCAGATGAATTACAGTCTGACTTAGAATTCGACCTTGTTTCTGTGATGTTGTCTGAAGCAGGCCGAGCAATGGCTCGATTAAAAGAACAAAAAGCATTTGACGAATGGTTACGACATGGCTGGACTGTGTTTGATAACAGTCTTCGTGCTAAGATTCCAGCAGCCGGAACTACCGGTCTTGATTTCGAAGGTAATTTAAATGATACATTAAGTATCGATGACTTACTGGATATTATCATTGCTGTTTACAACAACGAATACACTCCTACTGATTTAATCATGCATCCGCTGGTATGGTCGGTATTTGCTCGAAATGGTTTAACTGGTTCTTTAACCGCTCCATTCGACAGAGAAACCAAACGAGAAACTCCAAATGCACAATTCAAATTAGGCCCTGAAAGTATTCAAGGTCGATTACCGTTTGCATTTAACGTAAATCTTTCACCATTCGCTCCAATCGACAAAGCTGGTAAAACATTTGATATGTTCTGTGTTGATGCCAATAATGTCGGTGTTCAAATTGTTAAAGACGAACTTAAAACTGAAGAGTTCAGAGACCCATCTCGTGATTTGAACAACATCAAAGTTATCGAGCGATACGGCTTTGGTACTTACAATGAAGGCCGGGCTATCTGTAGCGCTAAGAACATTGGCATGGCTAAATCTTACGCAACTCCAGAAAGACTTCACCTGATTGATTAATTAGTCTAAAAACAGGAAGGAAAATAAAATGATTAGATTTGCATTGAATACCAATAAATTTAATAATTACGCTTTCTTCTGTCCTGTTTCAAGATTGCACTTAACATTAAGTAGCCCTGTCGGTTTTGCTGACAGGGTTACTCCTGCTATCGCAAGAGCTTTGACAGCTCAAACAATCTTGGATATTGACGGTAAAGTTGACATGAGTACGATAGTGACAAGCAAGAATGCTTTAAAAGAAAGACGAATTGCTAAATCTGAACCGATTCTGGCAAAAGAGATTGTTGTTAAAGAAGCTTCAGTTGAAGAGATTCCAGAAGTCACAGAAGAAGCTCCGGCGGCAAAGGCTATTCCTGAAGAGGAAGTTCCGGCAGCTAAAGAAGAAACTGTCGCTAAGAAAGCACCACGGAAAAAAGACCCGACCCCAAAAGTTGAAAAATAAATAAAAGGTGATACGTATGGACAACAACAATGAAACCATTGGATTGAGAGTGCTAAGCGTATCTCCGAGTAATCATTCTACAAATGCTAACGTACATAGCTCTATTGTTATAACGTTTAGCGCAGACATCAACCCGGGTACTCTTGGGAATAACATTGTTGTTCTTAAAGATTACAATAAAATATATGAAAATGTTAATAGCTTGAAGGATTATTCACAGTACAGTGTTACCAAGGGTTCTATATCATACAATGATAAAATTCTTACGTATGTACCCGATGAACCATTTAGTACAGACACCTGTTATGTGGTACTGTTAAGTGATGGAATCACTGATATTGTTGGAAATAAAATGATACAGAAGCATGTCTCTTGCTTTAATACAGAATCGACTGCAAGCTTCCCTCGTTGTGAGATAATTTCTCCTAAATACGGAAGCATCTTAAATGCAATGCCTGAATTTGTATGGAAGAACCAATGCTCCGAGTCATATGTTTTCCAGGTTGCGAAGAATAATTCCTTTGAGCTATTGTTATGTGATAAAGTAATTCCCGGGAACCAAATTGAAGAAGTTATTCGATACACACCTAATCTTCAAATAGAAGAAGGAATGTATCACTTCAGGGTTAAAAGCGAGAATGGTGAATGGAGTAATATCTCTCAAATATTTATTAAGATAATTACCGACGCTGTTATAGCAAATGAAGACAGCCCGGAACTAATGCATTTCGATGAATTCATCGAAGGACTGGAAGAACCAATTGAGGTATTAGAATTTTTTCCAAAAGACGACACGGTTAACGTCAACCTAAAGACAAATATCATTTATCTTAAAATGAGAGGTCTCGTAACGGAAGACAGACTTAAACTCGATGATTGCTATGTCTTTGGCGAAAGCTTTGACGAAGAGCACGAAGAATACAGTCACGACACCGTTGATGGTAAATGGACAATTATTTATGATTCTTATTTTGATGTAACTTATGTTATCTTCACCCCAGTAAATATTGACGACGTAGAGGAACCAGAATTCATTGAGACATTGAGAGACGGATTGCTAATCGAATAAGCAATAGGAGGTGCTTAAATTGAAAATTAAAGAAATGACAGAAAAGACATCCCTTGAAATACAATCTACAGACGTTTTTATTATTGAAGACCTAGAAGACACCAAGCAAGTCACGGCAAAAGAGCTGGTTGAGTACCTATTTGCAGGCGATATAGCTAAAGAGATTATCACTGCTGCCATAAACGGAATCTTGGACCGTGAATATGTTGGTTACTCTGAAGAACCTGACCCTACAGAAGAACCAATAGAATAGGATAAGTAAAAGATATGGGATTTGAAGTAGTATATGTCGCAGGCGGCGAGCTGGATAAGGTAAAACAAGTCAATTATGTCAAAGAAATAAAAAACTTTGCCCAGCTCAGCCAGCCTTATAACAAAATGACAATGATTAATGTCCCGGCTATCGCAGGCGTATATGACCTAGACTACACCAGTCCCGCCGAAGAAACGGAATTGCTATCATTAGTCGTAACGTGTACCGGATATGGGGAGAACGATTATTACAATCTATTCGTTAATGACGAGTTATGGTTTGATACATGGTTCCCAACAGAAGTAAAAGAAGGTTTATACATTGGTACATCTACTTATGTGTATAAACTACCCCCTTCTTCAAAGCTAAAACTTAAATTTGTCAACATCAGTGGAACAGCGAAGAAGGTATGGCTGGGAGTAAGATTATTAAGAAATGCAGTTAAAGAAGAAAGAATCACCGTCGAGCTTGTTGATACCTTCAAGGCTTCTGTCCCAACTGGAGAGATAACGAGCGAAGAAATGGAACCAATCAATAACGCATAACCGCTAATCTTATTGGTATATAATACATTAAGACAACTTAAAAGGAGGTAAATTAAATGGCCGCAAATGCTAATGGAGAATATAAAGTTTTTAAATATTACGAAGGCTTATGTTCTTCTTCAGATTTTCCAAAAGAAATTGCCAAGGTTTTGGCATTAGGCGTTAAAACAAAAGCTGTTAAAGACGTTGACGGAAACGTCATCGAAGAACCATTTATTCTTAAATCTAAGAATTGGGATATTGTATTCCCACAACCCGATAGTTCTTTAGCTATTGACCTTGATAACCTGACAACCGAGGAGTATAAACTCAAAATCGACAATCAGGTGGCAAAGATTGCAGATACTGTTATTCTTAAAACGACAACAACGCCAAAAGAATTAAGTGACGAAGAAATCGATGATTTAACTGTCGATTCAGATTCAAACAAAGCATCGCTGACGATGTATCTTGAAATTTATAAACCATCGTATGTCGTTAATCCGGAAGAATATCCACTGGATTGCGAACGTCAAGGCATCACTCCCAAACTAATTACCAAAGGGATGTACGAAAATTCTTTCAAAGTGCAGCAAGAAACCGAAGAGTATATTTATACTGCTCCGATTTGTGCTGTTGATAAGAAAGACGATACCAGTATTGGCTCAGTCGAACTGACCTATGCCGAATGTGACGCTTACGTAAGTAAGTTAAACAATATTTTTGGCAATACATCATTCAGTGTTCCGTCAGAAACCGGAGCAACAACCACACTTGCAATTAATGCCGCATATCTTGCAAAAATCAAACAAGATGATGCAGAATTGTATGAGCTGTTCTTAAACACTCTTGATGGTGGTGAAGGTATTGAGCCTAAAACTTATTCGTTGTTAAACTCGATGACTATCGAAATAACAAAAGAAGAAGCTATTTATACCATGATTTTCGAAGGCCTTAAAAAACTGACGACTTATTCAATCGCAAAAGGCGCTGAATATATTGTAAAAAGCGTACCTATCGAAGACCTGACTCCAGAGTTTTATCTTGATGGTATTTACATTCCACTAAGTACCACCCTTTATCATACTGACAACCAACGTATTATCTTTGATGACAGTATTTCCTTCGAGGCCTCAACTGATGGCGTTATGGTCGTTCGTTATGCATACGAGGTTGGCGGTAATGATGTTATTCCTAACCGGATTACCATGCTGAATAATCATCACGTTTTAATGCGATTGTTTGACCGTATTAACGAAGACGGTAGCGGGCCAATGGATAACGTGTATAACTCAAGTGGTGAAATCGTTCAGACGAACTCTCATATCTCTCCTTGGTCTAAACTGTCATGGTTTAGAGACTTCGAAGAAATCATGATTGATTCAGTCGATACTGACCCGAGCATCTCAAGTATTCATGACGGAACCGTATTTGTGCCATTAGAAACTTCTGGTCTTAATGCTGATACTAAAATGCGTTACTGGATTAATACCAATAACGATAGATTTAGTGTGGTTGTTATGGGAAATCCATCATTAGATTACCAGAGAGACCGGCATTTAATTTCAGCCTGTTATTGTGGAAAAATCGATTCATTCGAAAATTCCTTAAACGATACCGCTGGTAACTTTGCCTTATTTACATCATCTTCCACAGAACCATGTAATACAAGTCTGACAATGGAAAAAATTACCTATGATATGGGTAACTATTCAATGAGCGCTGACGAATTAAGAGACAATACTTATGATGTAGAAGCCTTTTCTAACTTTATCAAAGATGATTGTGCCTGGAACAGTCCTTGCAGTAATAATCCCGTTTATTACGTGCAATTGACCGATAAGAATTATTTTAACCGTGAAAAATGGCCAAAATACGTTATCCTTGACGCAGCCGGAAAACCAGTCACTCCAGTTATGTCAGCCTACAAGCGAAACTTTATCATGAGCGACGGCAAGGCAGACCTATTACAGTTCAGCGTTGACCCAAGTTATACAAACTTCGACGAAACTTACACGATTTTTGTGTGCTTCAGTTATTATCAAGAAAAATTCGTTATTAATAGCGGCGTCTCACGAGATGTCTTTGGTAACGTAATTGATGTTGATAAGATTAACGACTATGGTATTAATACTTCGGACGGTGTTACTTCAATCATGATGTATCATACCCGGTCTAAAGCTTACTACCAACGACACCATATGATGTTTGCTACAACTGAAGAATACATGAGTAAGGTCATGTACGGTAAGTCAAGCTACACGGGCGAGTATTACGCTGACCGAATTAAAGTTACTCACAGTAATGATGGACCCCGAGGAACGCTCAGTGATTTACTTGTTATTGACAGCTCAAGTTTATATGCACTTGATGAACTGGTTATCAATAAAGACTTCGAGAAAGACCCGAACGAATACGAAGAAACATTTGTATACTTCCCGGTCTCCGCTCCATTCTCCCCCCTTAGCGATTCACCGAACTCTCGTTACGGTGTTGCAATTAAGAAAAAAGAAACTGAACCAGACTACTCTGACGAAGAGTTAATTCTTAAGATTGCCATGAGCGAGCTTGGTAAATTAGCCGAAGAAGCTTGGTGGCCAGTAGATAAGAATATTATTCCAAGAGACAAAACAACCAATGGCTGTAGTGTTTACTGGAGTATCGTTCCCGATTCCGCATGGGTTGGAACAGAAGCAACCAAATCAGACTATGTACCGGTACAGCTCGCAGTTATCAACACTAGCGAATATGAAGGCGACTTAACTACTCCAATTCTGGCAACCACTGGAGTTGTCCTAGAACAAGGCGCAGAAAAGGCCGACACAACAAAGTCTCATCTTATGATTTCAGGGTTTACTGCTGGAGATGGAGAAAAGATTCTGTACGGTATTTCAAGCACAGAAATTACTTCTTTTGGAACAGGCGCTCAGATTAAAGCCGTTCTTCATGATGGTACAACTGAAGACGAAGTATTTGAATACAAAATTGCCGGTGTCCCATATGCTGAAGAGATTGGCGACACCCTTCCAGGTACTGATATTACCCTTACCGATGCAAGTCCAGACAAGTACCTGGTTCTTTACAGTGTAAAAGAAGAGCTTATCGAAACTGAGACAAAGCATGTTATTACCAATTTCTCCTGCACACCGCTTAAGGACGAAGTTAACGATAAAAACTGGTTGTTACAATATCCTTGTAACTTAAATGTTTATATCGAAGGCGGAAAAGGAGCAATGCTGTATAGTGGCCAAACGGTAAATTCTATCACAACTTCCATCGAATACGACGGAACGTTCGAACTACCCTTGATTCCAGCTGCTGGCTACAGAATAGCTAAAGCAACAGTTGTCAACACTGACGACGAAACGGACTTCACTGATATTACATTGTTCGAAGATATTGTTGATGGAACAACAACCTATAAAGGAATTGCCCTTCCTTTAATTACAAAGAACTACAAAATAAAAATTCTGTTTGAATTAATTCCATAAAACAAAGATGCCCCTAGTGTAAAGCTAGGGGCAATAATAAAGGAGGATACAAAATGTCTTTTGTTGGTTTAGTTACACGAAAAGAAAAAGATACCGGCGTTAGCCTGATGGCAAAAGTCGTAACAGAAAGTAAAATCAAGTTTGCTAGAAAAACTTTTAAAGTAAAGGTTAAAGCAAACGTTCTTGATGATTTAACTTGTTGCGTTTTAGACCATGAAGCAGCTGTCGCAAAAGTTAATAATGCACAAGATATGACAAGTATTATTGATGATATTTCGTTGTCGTATAATGGCATCAACGGTACATCAATTTCATATCGCATTGTTGATATCGAAGCGCCGTTACTTTCTGGTTATATGACAGCTGATGGAAAAGTTACAGGTAGACCAAAGTTTGGAGAAGGAAATGCGACAGGGTACTTTGAGATAACCGTTTCAAAGAATAACGCAAATCTTGTTTCCCGTATTCTGACCTCTGTAAAATCAATCACTGATACAGAAGTTCTTAATGATGTTACATTTACACAGCCTGCTCTATGGGGTCTCATTAAAGGCACAAATGATTCGTATATCCAAGGTAGCGAATGGTCTGGCCATAATAACGTCATGAACAAACTTAACTTCGTTCCTACTGTGTCAATCGCTACACTTGCGACCGACCCAGTAGATGTCACCTGGTCAGTTAGAGATGACACATTAAGTTATGCATCAGCCCTGAACGTATACACCGAGGCCCGAGTCAATACTTCAACCGGCGATGTTGCTCGATGCAGCTATAAATCAGCTTGTAGCCTTGTTGATGGAATTACCGATGTTATTATTAAAGTTATTGCCGGGATTAGCGCTAGCGATACCTTACAAAATCGAGTCCGGATTGGCGGTATAACTCTTACTGCCTCACTTTCAATCGGAACCGCTGTTAAAAACATTGTCTTTAATTGCTCAACCGTTAGTAAGTATTTAACCAATACTGAAGTAATGGAAGCTGTTCTTGATAACATCAGTCTGTTCAGACCAGATTCGAACATAATTCCTTATAAAGAAACAGCAGACTCTACTTTTGAAACAATTACTGCACCTTCTATTGGCGGCTCCTATGTTCTTAGAGCATATGGTAACAAAGGTAGTTTAATGTTTGCAGCACCTGAACTTAAGATTGCCGAAGGTGGTATTATCGGCGTTTCTATTGTCAATAACGTTTACGAATACAACGGCAGTATTCCATACACCGATAACACCTTACTAACAACTGCATTTGATGGCGGATTCCAAGCTGATGGCGGCGAGACTTACACGAAACTTACTCTTGACTTTGCAGCCATAAAAGCAGCTGATGTTGACAAACGTAAATTTGCTGCTCATGCAGGCATTACAATCTCAGGCTACTCCGCTAACGGTTTAACTCCGGGTGGTAGTCCATTAAATAGTCAAAGATTTGCACAAATTGTCGTAGATACAGCGGCTATGGTGTAAATAAATAGAAGGAGTGTTATTATGGGCGAAATATCCTTTAGCTTTCAAGCCGTAAGCGAACCAAAACATGAAACGGCTTTTCAATATACTTATGCCAATTCAATTGAATATGGATTTACTTATGAGAGATGTATCGCCCTTTCTAACGCAAGTATACTCAATAGTCCTGTCTCTATCATAAAGGTAGCGGCAGGACTATCTGCTTTATATCCATTGTTTGTCGATAAAACGGCTCACTCTATGATATATCATAAGTCAATGCTTGAAATTAGCAAAGTCAAAGGCAACATTTCCGAAAAGGTTAACAAAAAAGCATTAGCCATAAACAAAGTCCCGCATTCGACAGAAGACCCTGATAAATTACTTGATATACATAAACCATCACCTTATGACTTTATTTTATATGATAAAATAGCTTCGTTAAAGCGAATAAAAGACGAAAGGCTTACCGTCCTAGATTCTGGATATTTTGCCCAAGTTTATGACTATTTTAACTTAGACAAAGAAAGTTTATTTTTCAAAAAATACTTTTACACAAATACTAAAGAAAACTTAATCTTAGAGAGAAGCCCTTGGTATGACGGATATATTTTCAAAAAAGCTATAAATCTTAAACATGAAAAATTGTCAACAAAACAAAAAGACACTTTTGTGTCATTGCCAGACAATAAGATTATTAATTTGCCGATAATTTATATCATGTCTTCTCGGAGAAACAAGGCTTATGTCAATAAAGCTTTCTTTGTTGGAAGAAGAGACCTGATAGCAAATAACAAATTGCAATTTCATCAGCTTTATCAAGGTAAGAATCAGGGTAATATCGTTGAAAACATTATGACAGCGCCAGAATCTGAAATTATAGCAAACATCCTTGAAAATATAAATACAATAAAAGAACGCCAACGAACAAAAATGGCTCAATCTTTTTTCGGAAGCCGCCAAGACGGCAAGGTAGATAGCGTAAGAGATGTAATTATAGAAAAAACATCAGCAAAGACCGATGTGAGCAAAAACATTAACGCTTATCGGCCCACCGCTAGTTTTTTGTTATACGACATACTTGGCGCTGGCAATAGCGATAAAGAAGCTATATTAAATCCAATTTGCTCTTCTTTGCCGCCAAATAAATTCGCAAATTCTTTTGATAATTGTAATGTCATCACTTCAGACAAAGAAGGCGATATTTTTGAGACTCTTAATTTTAGCAAATCAATCAAGACACTTACTGGCAATCAATGGCTTAACATCGGCTCTGATATTGATGGAGCTGGGCTTTATAATATTTATATTGGAAACCTCGGAAATAAAAAAGTTAATATTGATGAAGGATTTAAGCTTAATAAAGCCGATATTGAGTTTTTGTTTTATAAGAATTTTGATATTGTTAAACAAGATAATGAATTAAATACATTTGCGAATATTTTATTGACTAACGAAAGAAAATACGGAACTCTCTTAAGAAACGCAATAGCGTCACCTTTTAGTATTACTGCGAGCATTACTTCTTCTAAGCTATCTTTTAGAAAGTTCAGTCAACAAATTCAAGAATATTTTATTGAATTTGCTAATATAACAAGTAAGACAGCGCTTGGTAATAAAAGCTATATGACATTTCGAGAAAGAATCAAAATGCAAATGCTGGACGGCCAAGATAATGGTTTCAAAGAACGACTGGAAATTAATGGGAAGTATGACTCATTGTTAACTTATCAAGAAAACCGATATACCGACTTTATAAAAGGTCAATATCTTGCCGGTAAAGATAAACTATCAATTCAATCAATGAATAACTTCTTGGAGGCATCCACGAATGACAAACAAATAAATATTAAAAATAATTCCTTGACTGTAACCAGAGAGAAAAAGCCATTGATTGAATTCAAGAACACGTTTTTAAGCAAAACTCGTAACTCCTTTTTAGAGTTTGAGACGAACTCATGGGGGTTAAAAACAAAGCCTAGTCTAAGTATATTTAAATCAATTACTGGTGGAAAGTTTAAAAAAGGCCTGATGTATGGATATAATTTATCAGCACAAAGAACTCGTTATGGATTTTCAATAGGCTGGCAAATCAACGGGGCGGCTAAACAAAAACCTCCTTTAAATTATTTTAAGAGTAATAACGTCATTAAAACTAAGGTGTCGCTCAACCGTAATACCCAACCTGTTTCAGCCTTAAAAGAGATAGGTGAATACTATATTGATAAGATGATACCCCAAGGAAGCAAGGTAACAACAAAAGCAATGCTGTTAAAGAATTACAGCGCCTATAAGCTTAGTGATAATGTTTATATCGATAATATCGTTAGTGCTTGTGTTTATAATAAAAATATCTTTAATAATCATGACCTATCTTTTAATGTTACAGACCGACAGGCTAATACTTTTAACAATTATAGCGCCAAAAGCTCTAATAAGCTCGTTGACAGCATTTTTAAATTATTTGAGCTAAGTAAACGAACGAAAGAGTTTATCGAAAACAAATGGGCATACGGAGCTTTAGCAATAGGGCAAACTAATCTGTTCAGCCGCTATACTATCACCGGAACAAAAGGAGATAAGATAGCTTTTGAAGATAGCCTATTAGGCCTTGATAAATTTGGTAAAGAAAGCTTTTATGACAAAAGTATTTATGCCTATAAAAATACCGGTACGACTTATACTTTTGATATCGATACGTTTGCTGTCATCGAACAGAAGAATAGCATTATTTTAAAAGACACATCTGTTACACTGTCCGGTGTGACCGCTGATGTCAGTCAGACTGATTATTGGGTTAAAAAGTTTGAAAAAGAAATCCAAGAATCTTTTATTTTATCAGCTAGTATTGTCGATAAGTTTTTGTTTGATAACCAAAAAGACATTCAATTGTCAAAACGAGACAAAAGTATCGTTCGAGATAAAAATCAAAAAGGCGTCAAAAAAGACAGAATCGGCATTGTTCCAGAAAAACAATCTATCTGGGCATCTCCGGAAGCCCGGGTTGTTCAAGACTTATATCAGGATTTATTTGCCACAAAAGACAGGCTTTCATTTGTTGTACCAGATACATTTTTTAATATCACCCAAGAAAGACGCAGTATGGCCTTAAAGGCTGACTTTTTATTATTTGCTGAAAAGACCAGAAAACCAATTATTTTATGGAATAATCATCATGTATATCGGCAAAAAATCGGAGCCCGGTTTGATACTTATGATAATAATATTTATAAAATACTTAATTCAATTCCTGATTTTATTCAGGACTTATGGCTTAAAAAAGACAGCTATAGCATTAATGTCCCTGATATGATTCGAGTAAACACCGAGAAAAAAGCAATAGAGCTTAACAAAGACTTATGGGGATTCAAGAACCATCAAGACACAATCGTATTCAGACAAATGGATAGAGTCTTTAGAAATACAATTATAATTAACGCTTTAGAAGTCGATGCTGTTATTCAAGACAGTATTCCGATTGATATTCTTAACGCAATGAACAACGATTTTTCTGGAACAATTGTCCCGATATCTAAAATCCGGAATCAGGCTTATATCGACAACATGACAACTACTTGCGTAAAAGCCGCAGGAAATATTTCAGGTATTGATAAAGATGTTGTTGCTTCTGTTATTGAAAAACCGGTTGCTGCTCCAGATGCCGAATTATTTTTTGACATGGAGGGTCACAGTGTCTATCTTGACCTTCGAAATACCGAAATGATTAAAGACAAAATAAAACTTAATATCAGAAAAGATATCTTTGGTTTATTAGATAGCCATAGTTTCGCTTACGAGGAGTTTGTATGGGCGAAAAAAGAAAAAGCAAGTATCTGGATGCATTCAGACGAAAACGCTTTTAAAGCACGAAAAGAGCTTAATCTTAAAGATGATTTAGCCGCCGCCATAAAAGATAGAAGAGGGATGTATGTTTACGATACTATATTTGTAGAAACCACGCCAGCTTTGTGTTATTATAGCTATGACACATGGGCGGACAAAGACTCGCTTAAAATGAAAATACAACAACAGGTAAATGCATTTAGAGATAAAAAAGAAGTTCAGCTATTAGACATGATATCGCCAGCCATTAAAGAAAACGCTGGAATGTATTATGATGATGTGTTGTTTTCACAAAGACAGCTTCGAGATTGTGAACTCTTACGAGAAATTGATGAAGTAAATCGCATCAGTAAAGATATGGCCATTCTGCCCAATGATTTCAGCAATTGGGCGTGGGTATATGAAACACCAGACCCACTAGAGGGTGACCTGTTTGGAATCGATGAATTATTGCTGCCAGAGAACGATACCCGCTACCAAGACTTTGAAGATATCATTTTCGACAAGGTCAATATGCGGCCCAAGAATCCAGTTAAAGAAATAGATGATAACACGTTTATCGCCAAGTTCCCAACCAAACATCCGTTGCCGAACTATGATAAAATCGGGATTGTCTATATCGACGTTGAGACCAGTATCATGCATACGATATTTCTAAAATACTATCGTATCTGGCAAGCCAAGGTGTTCGAATTCGGAACCATGACCATGACTCAATCGACTAAGAAAATGCTGGAATATATGTATACATGGATTATGGAATACTTCCCGGTTGAGCAATTAGAGCAAGCCTTACGGGTATTTCGTCTCATTCGATGGTATTCAGAAACGAGTATTATCCGAAATTCCCAGTATATTATAACTTATGAGTACGGCTTGTTAGAGTCTAAATTAAATACTGGGGGTTGTCTAATCCCCAATGATTTAGACACGAACGATTCGATGTATGTCGACGCTAAGCTCGGCGTTATCAAAAACAATCCGATTTATATTGGCACATACGCAGCGCACGTTACCTTTACCGTCGCCAATAAGAAAAATACAACATTTACGTTTTCATTATCAAATACAATCGGTTCGGTTAATATATATATTAATGACGAACTGGTTGATACTGTTTCTAAATCAGCTTTAAATCTTACTTATGAACTTCCGTTTAGCGGTGATGATAATATTATCAAGATAGAAAAGACCAAAGAGAATAACTTAAATGGCACATTCTATATTGGCAATATCAAAGTCCCAAGTGGAACGTTTAAAGATTTAAATATAGAGTTCGACCCAACCCTTAAAGCGGGGAATAAGCCATTAAACGAGGTCGCTCAAAAGATGATGGTTTATGCAAATCTTTATCAAAACCGAGAAGAGATGTATAATATAATCAGAGAAGGCAATCTTGGTGTTGGGGAAACTTATAAACGCTTAGATGAATATTGGAAACTTCACCATCAAGATAAGACAAAAGGTAAGAGGCTTACTATTAAAGAGGTATAAAGAAAGGAAGGTAGCAAATATGTCTACAACAAAATATCAATTACTGCACAGATACATGAATGAAGGCACAAACACCGCCATCATTAATAAGATGGATGCAAAGTACGTTGAAACAATGGAGTTTTACACCGACCCTGACCATATGATATTCTCAACAAATGAAATTGACAAAGCGACGGCCATCGATGCCCAGCAAGAAATGATTTCTTATGGGAATAGCGGGGACAATCCAAAAGCAAATATGATTTTTGCTTACGATGGTACAAAAAAAGTTAAACATAAAAAATGGATACCTGAAGCTGTCGGTTACGTTGTCGGAGATTATACAAAAATCGCCAGAAGTAAAATTGGCAATCAATATGATTTCTCAAAAGAGTTCACTACGATTGATAAGGCAACCCCGGAAGACGGCGGTATTGTTATTTGCAATAAGGCTGTTTTTGACAAGTATTTCCCAGCAACGATTACAGTCGTTACAAATAATAATTATGCTGATTCCGGGACAAAGGAAAACCCATTTTACACCGAAGCGAAAATGCAATCAATGGTTACGAATGCAACTCCTTTTAAACTAAAAACATTTGACTGGAAAGAACACACATCTCCATCGCTTACGATTACAACCAACCAGCAGAATGTAAAATATTACACAGGGCTAGTCGCAGTTGGTGGTAATATTATGAAAAAACAGTCTGTTCCAACTACCCCAATTGTAACCATGGCTATGTGCAGTACAGAAAACACTTATTTGTATGGCGGTGTAACAATAGCAACTACACAAGTAGAAACAGGCACAATCCCCGGACATTACGAAGAAACTAATAGCTATCCTTATTTAATTAAAGATACTTATAAGCGAATTCAATTAAGTCCTTGGTTTGTAAACTGCACAACTTGTTCGTTAGACGCCGCTTTAACAAAAGCCAGGATTCTAGTTGACATGATTGGGCTAGACAACGTAAAGCTAATCAAAATCGTTCCATTTGGGCAATTTGTTAAAATTCAATAAATATCATAAGGAGGTATTAACATGGCGACAACACAGTATGAGATATTTTGTAGATATCTAAATGAAAACATTAATAGAGCGTTAACCAATCGAACCGAAAGCGAATGGATTAGCGCCGAAGAATATGAAGTGCTTGAAGCATCTTATAAAACCAACCAAGAGGTCTACGAAAACCTTAAAGCGGATATTATTGCCGGTACAATTAAGATAAATGCACTTAGCGTTGTTCAGTTAAATATTTATACCCAGTGCAAGCGATATGAAGCAGTACAGAAACAAATAGAAGAAGGAAAGGCGGTAATCGAGTATGCCTATATTCGACCAGCCGATGCTTTTACCGGGGATGTCTCTGGAACGTTAAAAAAAACAGCGGCTCTACTTGACCAAGAAAAATACCAAATCGTTATTGACCAAAGTCAGGCAGGCAATCCTAAATACGATATGGTTTTTATGTATGATGGAATTGCCAGCATTACCGGAGAAGGTATTCTAAATGCTCCGACCAGTAACATCGCAGGTAAACCTTATTTGCATTATGAGCGGATGAAACGTATTAAGCTCGACCCTTGGTTCTTGTATTCTTCTCATGGCTCACTTCGGTCAGCGATGACCCGGGCAAATCAGTTAATTAATATCATGGGAAAGGATGCAGTCAAGATAGGGAAAGTCGTCGCCCTTGACCAATATATTGAGATTGTATAACAAGGTCTGTTATGGCAAACTTAAACAAAACAAATAATGGACTCCTCTTCTTTGATGATTTCTCAGAAAGAACTCTTATGTGGACACTGTCTCCGTCTGATGCAAACTGCTTATCATTCGGAGACGACGGTCTTCGTGTTACTCATACTCGTCGTTATATTACTTATACAATCGTAGAGCCAAGCACGGAAGATTATTCCTGCGTCATACAGTTAGACCACATTCCTGCAAAATTAGCCGATATTGCAGGAATTATTGTAATGTCGAGCGCTAAGGATTATGCCGAATGCCAATCTTATTTTGGAACCAGTGAATCTGAAATAGTAAATTCAGAGATTCAAGAAACCCAATTAGAAACCATGATACATCATATCATGGATGATACTTATGTTCGCTGGACAGACAATGATAACGAAATTCCAACCGGTAATTATGTCATTGACGAACAAGGGAACACGTTCTCCACTGTTGAAAGAATTGTTCAAAGTTTATTAGACCCTTCATATGTTCGCTGGGATGATTCAGAAGAAGACACTCCGGGCGAGGTAGTGGTAATTCCGCCAGCGTCTGGTTTTGTTGATAAAATATATCGATATATTAAATTTACAAAGACAAAATATAAATATATCTTCTGGGCCAGTACAAATGGCTCTAGCTGGATTGAAATCGGGAATGTTAAGTTTGAAAATTCAGGTGTTATCGGATTTTTCCTATATGGCACAGATGACCCAGATATCGTAAGTCAAAGTCATTGTATTTTTAATGATTTTGCTATTTTTAGCAGCAAATATATTACGATTGAGGGTGTTGACCGCCAATACGAAATGGAAATCTATGATGCGAATAACAATATTATCTTAAGAACCGACAATATTCAGTATGCTCATATGATTAGCCGTTCGAATAAAATATGCGTAATTAATACAACAACAATGCCAACTCCGATTAAGAACAGTCGATTACGGATTTATTCAAAAACAAATTACGCTGTAACAATTAACGAATTTTCGTTGGGTGAGCTGGTCTATGGCGGTGATAGTTTTACGGTTGAATCCAATATCGAATTATTTATTAACAATATTAAAATAAACCAGAGCGAAATATATGAACTAGGTCAGTTTTATAGAGGCTCTTATTTTATTAAGTTAGATATTAGAAACAGCGAAGGCTATATGTTGCACGACGTAAAAGTTAAAGTGATAAGATATTCTGAATATTATGGCGGCGAAGAAGAAATTATGATTGCTGCTCATTCTAATGGCATTGTTCCGGAAAACCTCATGTATGAAAAAGAAATAATTATCGGCAGAATCAACCCATCAGAAAGTGAAAGCATTTACTTAAAATTACTTGATAAGCCAGTCCAGGATTTCTATATGACAGCTAACGCTTATAGATTTAAAATTGTTATAGAATAGAAGGTGAAAGCAATATGGGAGTTAGATTAGTCAGACACAATCGAGCTAATACAGAGGCTGGCGGAAGCTCAAGCTTTAACGACCACGATGAATTAATAAACCGAGACATGATGAATCAGCACCCCATCTATGCTATCATTGGTCTCCAAGAGGTTTTAAATATACTTGAAGACGCTGTTCAAGAAACGAATCAGTTAGTCATAACAAAAGAGACTGAAATCTATACCGAGATAAATACACATGTCACCGATATTTTGGCAGACATTGCAGTTATCGACCAGCAAATAGATGATATTACTAATACAATCAATAATTCAAATATTATTAATTCAGTAATTGATACCAATACCGTTGATTTAACTTATGATACAACAGTAAAATCCCTAAAGGCTGATGTTAAGATTCATTCTGACACTAATAACCTCATACAAACTCAAAAGACAGGAGTTTATGTGCCAAAAATTACACCAGTAGACACTGAATCTATAATTTGGGATAAAATACTAAATCAGAATGACATTCATGCCTTTTATGATAAATGTAAAAGATTTTCTCATTGCGGAACATCCTGGAGTAATTTGTATTATCCAACAGGCGCTAATAGCTGGGCTTATGTTAGTTATCCTTTATCTCTTCATCAGCCATTAAGGGATACTACGTCCTTTAATGGAATAGTATCTAGTGAGAAATATGATTTTTATACTCATGTTGCAACAATTAAGTCAACCGTTAACCAAGGTGGTATTAACGGTCTTGTTATCGGCTATGCTCTTGATGAGCTTAACCATCCCCATACATTAAGCGTAGTTGTATCAAGAGGAACTCTGGGAGGTGGATTTTATTATGCCATCGTTTATGACCTTATGCTACCAGACCAATCAATCATTAAAGCCGGGAATGCCTTAGACGGCAATTTACAAACTAATGCAGGAAATTCAGGATGGTCATATTTCTCTTACGGTATTACATTACGAACAGAAAAAAGGGCAAATCTAATATCCGTCGCTACTTCAAATTGGAACAATGTCGAAATAAATGAAGCTACAAAAATGAGTATAGATTTAAATGATTATGATTGGGGTCACTTATTTGCAAACGCTGTTCAGTACGGATACTGTAGTTATTATAATCAAGCAAATTATTTTTCAAATATAAACTTTACTTATGATAATTTAGCTTTATCTATATTGTCAGCACAAACTAAATTATCAGCAGACGTTACTAATGGTTTATTAATTAAGACTGACGGATTATATTCCGAAACCCTTAAAATCTCGACCCAGGCTAAAAATGCATTAATCAAAAATACTGACGGTTATTATGTCGAAAAGACAGAAGTTTCGCTTCAGCCGGATAATTCACTTAAAAAACTGGCTGATGGTTATTATGTCCGGGACGAATCAAATTCTAAGCTAGTAAGTAAATCAAATCATGGATTTGTCGAAGGTGACTTTATCTTTTACCATCCGATTACGGGTTACGCCAAAGCTTCAGCTTTAGACGACTATAACTCTAATATCGTTGGTATGGTCACTAAGATAATTGATGTTAACTCATTCGAATACAAGTGGGCCGGGTTTCATAAAACCAATTTATTCACAAACACAAATGGCTATGGTCAGGGGATGCCGTTATATATCTCGGATACAGACCCCGGTAAAGTCGTTCAAGACCAACCGGATATTTCTAAGACTGTGGGTTATCCCATCGAAGACATTGGTTTAATTATCAGCATCGAACGTGGGATTCAATATAATCAAGAAACAGCAATCGGAGATTTTAAACAATCAGCCAATACTTACAATGTTCGGTCAGATGGCTTTATCAAAGTTGCAGAAGGTATATTATATAAACAAACGCTTGTCGATAGATTATTGACAACGCTTGATGAAAGCTTTAAGACTAGCTATTTAATTATTAATGATAGTGACCAGACAATAAGCTTTACGAACACGCAGACGCTTTATGATATCAATTTAGTACGAGAAGGCTTCAATTTATTTATTAAAGCATTCTAAATAAAATTTAATTTAAGAAGGAGGTATTTACATGGGAGCTTCAACCGATTGTTCGTTATTTTTACAGTCCGACGGGACTGTAAAGTCTTGTGGTTTAAATAATTATGGCCAGTGCGGAACAGGCGATACAATATCTCCTAAGTTAAATATTTCCGTTATTTCTAATTTAGAAAATGTTGTCCAAGTTGCCACAGGGTACGGTCATTCATTATTTTTACTAAGCGATGGAACAGTCAAAAGCTGTGGCCGAAATAATCATGGACAATGCGGAACAGGGGATACGGTTTCCCCTAAATTAGCTCTTAGTGTTATTCCGGGCTTAACTAACGTTGCTTCTGTTTATGCTGGACAATATCATTCCGGATTTATATTAAAAGACGGTTCTGTTATTATTATCGGTATGAACAATTATGGTCAATGTGGAATGGGGAATACGACTTCTCCAAAATTGAACTTGTCACCCATTCCAAATTTGAGCGAAGTCCGACAACTATCACTAGATTTTGAGCACAGTATTTTGCTTCAAAAAGACAGCACTGTTCTGTATTGCGGATTGAACAGTCAAGGGCAATGCGGAATGGGGAATACGACTTCTCATACGGCTTTGTATAAAATACCGAATTTAATAGGTGTTAAACAAATAGCAACTGATTTAAGAGCTTGTTTTTATCTAATGAATGACGGAACAGTCAAGGCAGCCGGGCGAAATGACTTTGGTCAATGTGGAAACGGAACGCTGACACAAGTAAGTACACTTTTCACAATTCCGAATCTAATAAATGTTAAACAGGTTTTTGGTGGATTGGTTCATACGTTATTTTTACTAGAAGATGGAACCGTAAAAGCTTGTGGGACAAATGCAAACGGAGAATGTGGAAACGGAGTAACACCGTCTGTAGTAAAAGTTCCTACTTTAATTAACAATTTAGCTAACGTGACTCAGATTTCTTGTGGTCATTATTTTTCTCAATTTTTATTTGAAGATGGTTCTATTAAGTTTTGTGGAGAAAATCAGTATGGACAAAACGGAACAAATAATATAATTGCTCAATCTCAACCTTTTTTGATTAGTGATTTAACTGTTGCTAGTCTTCAGGATTTAAAGCCTATAAACAATGAAGTAGAACCGGTTATCGAAACAAAAGAATTTAATTATACTGGTCAAACACAAGCTATTAATTTAAGTCCCGGTGTTTATAATTTCTATACCAGAGGCGCTCAAGGCGGCGGCGAAGATAATACTTATTATGGCGATAGTTCCAAAGCTCGAATCGCCATATTAGAACCAACTATGTTTTATGTTAATGTTGGTCAACAACCAGAATCAACAACTGGCGGATGGAACGACGGAAAAGATACACCAAACCCACAGACCTTTGGCGGCGGGGGTTCAACCGATATAGCAATTCAAGGTACTGACCTAGATTCTAACTGGAATAATCAACAGCATTTGAATTCAAGAATCTTAACAGCAAAAGGCGGAAAAGGAAAGCCCATAATGGGTAGTTCGTATGCTAACGGAAGTGTACCTGGGGGACAACACTGGGGGCCTACTTTTGTTTGTGACTTTATTCCATATACATCAGGAACTGTTACCTTTTACGCTTCTTCAACCAATGACAAAATTCCAATTAGTCCTTATATTTACGTCGAAGGAACAGCTAATTATATTTATTGGCAACCAACAACTTGGAATTTTACTGCTACTATTGCCGTTACTGCTGGTAAAAAGTATTCATTGGCATTATGTGGCTCTAGTAGTCCATCTTATCACAGTGCTTATTGGAATGCTTCTTTTCCACCAAGTCTTTTTTGCTCAACAACTGGAGAAAAAAATAGTGTTCCTGTTCTTGCTGGAGGTCTTGGTGGTGGAGTTAATTATGCCTATACAGAATTAACTAAAGACAGTTATCCATTAGTTCCATGTAACGCCGGAAATAAATACTTAGTTGAGCCAGTTATTACAACAAACAATCCAGATGCAGAAAACCACGGCTTTGCATATATGCAATACATCGGCCAAACGATTCATACAAAACCAAGTTTATTAAATACTTATAATTATAACACTCAAAAACAAACAGCTATATTGCAGGACTTTGATGAAAATATTATGACCGTTGCAAACAACCAGCAAACAAATACCGGGACTTATAATATCGCTGTTACGCCTAAAACTGGCTACTATTGGGAAGATGGAACGAATACTGCGATATATATTTCATGGACGATTAATAAAATCGACCCGATTGTAAATTGGCCGCAAGCAAATCCAATGATGGTCGGAGAGTTTATCTCTAGTGCGGTTTTAGTAAATGGCACTGGAGCCGGAACGTTTACTTGGACAAATCCCAGTATGCTAATGACCTGGCCAAACGATGAATACGAGCTAGTCTTTACGCCGACAGATATTACTAATTATAATATTATTAAAAATATTATACCAATAAATTTCTGCTGCTTTTTTAATATTTTCATTTTTTTCTTCTTGCTGAGCATATTGATAAAATT